TACTCGACGCGGTAGATGCCTGGCGCCCGCTCCAAATCCGTCGAAAACGAGGGAATAAAAACGTGTTCGTCGAGGTTGAAGGCACGGACGATGGGGAACGAACGTTCGGGGCCGTCCATCGGAACGGTCGTCTCTCCCGTCTCCCGCAGTTCCTTCAGCATACGGGCGGCCTTGTCCTTAGAGCAGCCGTACTGCTCGACAAAGATGGCCTTCAGGTCGTCCGCCGCGCTCTTGTCCTCAATCAGCGCCACGATGTCGATGTTCGGGAACTGCTGTTGCAAATCCTGCACGCGCACGTTGACCAGCACCTTCTCGCGCCGCTTCTCCCAGAACTGACCCATGACGGCGAGACCCTTCTCGTTCATGTAGTTGGCGCACATCTCGATCTCGCGCTCAACCTCGGGAATCTGCGTCTGGATCAGCCAGCGCATGAAGTTGCTGACAAGCTGGCTACGGGCGCCGTCCTCGGACCCAACCGGCACCGCCGTCAGGTTGGCCCGCTTAAAGGCCATGCATTGCATCGCCACCTTCTTGTTGATGATGTTATCAACGAGGAAGACGCGGAGGTCAGAGGCGCCGTCCCACGGCGTCGGGCTGATCTTGCTGCCCTCGCGGGCGTGCTTCTTGCCGTCAGCGGACTGTCCGTTCCAGATGGCGTAGCGCGTCTCGTAGTTCAGCCGGCATTGGTCGATGAACGGCTGGTTGTCGCGCACGCAGTCCTCAAACGCCTTCTTGAGAAGGTTGAAATCTACGCCCTTGTTCTCGGCGGGTGCGAGTTGAAGGCCGGGATCAGGGGGGACTGAGACTGCGTTGCCGTCGATGGAACTCATAGTGGCTTTAATAAGCGCACCTAATGACGCCGATACCAAAGGCAAGAAGCATTTCCTTTAGTAAGGCTAAACGCTATTAAAGGTTAAGGCGTTTCCCTTTAATAGCTCCAAGTCCTGTCCTGCACCTGCTCAGCAGCGTGCGGGTCGATGAACTCGCAGGCGGACACGCAAAGGTAGCGCAGGCAGTCAATCGGGTCCTTGGTCGCCTCGTCCTTGCCGCCCTTGGCCGTGTACTCCTGCATGGAGTAGATCAGGTTCTGGCAACGCTCCGAGATGTACAGCTTCGGCGCGTTCAGGGCGGACAACGGCTTCTTCTCGTCGTAGGACAGGAGGCCGTTGATGAGCTGAAGGCCGTTCTCGATCTCCACGCCGGGGGCGGGATGGAAGACCATGCCCGCCTGATCCAACTCGCTTATGATTGTCGTCGCCCCTTCGGCTGACTGCTTTTCAGCAGCACCGAGGCGAGGGTCAATGAATCGCTCGAAAATCGCTTCGCCTTCTTCCGCGTGCTTGATGAGTTCAACGTAGTCGATGATCCCTTTCTTGCTGCCCTTTTGCGCGGGGCCGGCTTTTCCTTCGGGACCGGCGCCGGGCAATGCCCAGTCGTCGTAGTCGGGCCACTCTCGGTAGACCCACCAAGTGCCGGCGGCGTCGATGGCGACCCAGAGCATGAACCAGTTTTTGGAGCCTGCTGGATCCAGCGCCATGTAACGTGTGACGTTGTAGTCCACGTTGTTGAGCCACGGCAGCTTTTCGTGAGGTATGACATTAACCTCCTTATTGAAGCCAGGAAAGACGCTAGTGATGCTTTTAGTCGGGACACCATATGCACGGGCCAACACTTCGTCCCGCGAGCGTCCAAGCAACTTGTTTCTGAAGTCGCTGGTATCAATGAATAGGTTGTCCTCGGTCCAGAAATAGTAGATAATAGTTCCGGGTCGAGATAGGGACTCTTGGACAACTGGTAGCTCTCGACCAACGAGCGGGGCAAACCGCTTTTCAAGAGTACGAGTCTTCCCGAGGATGTCCTGAACCAGAGGTGTCCATCCTGTGAGAGTAGTAAACGTGAGGATGATGCGTCCATGGTAGTCGGTGGTGCGGTACTGGAGGGTCTCAAACATCTTCTGCGGGCATTCCTCGTCGCACCAGATGAGATGCGCCTTGAAGCCTTCGGCTACCTGCGCGTCGGCTTGGTAACTACGGTAGTTGCTGAACTTGATGCTGCCGCCACGGCGAAATCCATTGATCGGCGGCAGGATGCAGATGTTGTCCGTAAACCCGTTTTTCTGTGAGTACTGGACGGAGTGGTTGATGCCCTTTTTGGTCGGCAGGCTGCGGATGCCAAAGGGCAACGCATCCCAGATCATCCGCTGCTGGTCCTCGATGCTCCGGTCCTCGTTGACGTGGTATGCCCGGACCTCGCAGCCTGGGATCGTGCCAGCGGCCCAGACGCTCAAGCGGGCGGCAAAGTTGGATTTGGACGAGCGGTTGCCGCCTAGGATGACGATGTTCTGGTACTTCTTCCAGTTCTTCATCACCGTTTGCCACGACGGCAGGATCCAGCCGGCACCCACGGGGTTTTGCAGCGCCTGTTCGTTGCGTTGTTCTCGAAACAACAGGTAATCGGCCAGTTTCTGCTGCGGCCACGCCATCAACTCCTCGTTGGGCGGGTTCGGGATGTACGGGATGCCGAAGTCGGGCTGGAAATCGTCCGAAAAGTAAACGTCACCGAGCGGCATGGCGTACTTTGTTGGATTTCTGGACCATTTTACGAGCGGCCTCAATTTCGTCCCAGCCTAGGACGCCTTGACCGTCAATGTTCAGCCCATCGGGGTCGGCAAACACGCCCAGCCGCGCATATTCCCGTGATCCTTCCGTGTCCGGCTCAATCATCCACTCGATTTTGCTGCGTTTAAGGATCATAAGCGTCATTTTCCGCATGATTTGCGGTGATCGGACGGTCAACAACCGCAATCTGACGGTCAAACTGCGGTATTAGTGCCGCTAATACCTGACTGCTACCTTGTTTTTTGAATAGCAGGTGTGAGATTTGCAAGGAAAGCTGCCGCATGGCCCAAAAACGCATCCTCATCGGAACTCCGCTCAAGGGAGACATACCCAAGAGCTATTTCAAAACGTCGCTGCAAATGGCAACAGCCCAAGTGCCAGACGTTAAGCTCGATTGGGTGCTGCTCGACGGCCCGGCGGTGCAGATCGCACGCAACGAGATTGCTGCGTATGCCGTCGAGCAACGCTTTGACGAGCTAATCTTCTGGGACAAGGACGTGCTGGCGCAGCGTAACGGTGAGGACGTGACCGCATCCGCCATCATGCGCCTGATCAGCCATGACGTGGACATCGTGACCGCCGTCTACTCGTCGCGGTCGCTTAACACGCATTGGCACGTCCATCCGATCAAGGGCGAGGAAGCCAACGAGGCGGGCTTGCAGCGCGTGGAGCGGGCCAGCATCGGCTTCTCCAAGATCAAGGTGCCAGTCTTCAAGAAGATTGCGGAACAGAACCCTGACCGCGTGGCCGTACTGGTAGATCCGAATCGCTCGCCCAAGAACGTGCCGGAGTTGTTCCCGATGGAACTTCAGGGCAAGAACCAGCCCGAGTATCGCATCAAGCAAATCTGGGCGGCCTTGTCCGACTGCAAGAACGACTCTGCCTTACGCGCCCGCATTGAACGCGAGCTGACCATCCGTTACGATGAACCGAATGCGTTCATCTCCGAGGACTACGGATTCTGTGACCTAGCACGGGCTGCCGGCTACGACATCTGGATGGATACCCTGATGATCATGGGCCACACGGCGTCGGTCACCGTACCAATCGAGACGGGCAAACTTATGGAGATGATGAGCGAGCCGTGGCGCAAGGAGGAGCTGGCAGTCATCAAGCAGCAGATGCTGGAGCAGATGGCGGCCAAGAAAGGCAAAGCATGAAACTGTTTGTCCGCTTTGGCTGCGGTGACATCCTAGAGGCGGAGGCCAAGGAGGTAGGCGGAGGCGTCTACCGCTTCAAAGGCCCTGACGGCCCGCTGTACGTCCATTACGCGATGGTGTTCAGATCCCGCGAAGAAGCGGAGAACAACAAACACACGCCTACTTTAAGCAACTACCAACAGGTGTTCCGTAAGCCCGTCAAACTTGGATCGTTCTACGAATGGAATACTGACAATATGTCTAGGAGTTTGCTCAAAAAAGTCGAAATTGATTTAGGCGAGCTAGACGAGTTTCTGTCCGTTCTAGAGCCTACCAAAGGTTATCCATGACTCGCAGGCCGCGCAGAACCAAGGAACAGGCTATCGCCATGCGCGACAAGTGCAGGGCCATGCGGAGCCAAGGCATGAAGTTGCGAGAGATTGCTGAATGCCTAGGCGTTCACATAAGTCGGGCAACGTACTACGCCAATTACGCCAAATGAACGCTTCGACCAAGAAACTGACACCGGAGGACAAGTGGCACGCAGGTCGCCAGGCCGATGCGTTCTTTGGTCTGCTGGACCAGTACAACGCTCTGCTTGAGGAAAGCGCCGAAATGCGGAAGGACAAAGAGCGAATGGATTGGCTGGTCAAAAATCATCAGTACTTTATGTCGAAGTACACGACAAACGATTC